GGTGGTACTGGTAGTTCAACCGCCGGTGGCGCACGAACAAACTTAGGTGTAGTAATTGGTACAGACGTACAAGCATATGATGCCGAGTTGGCAGCTATTGCTGGTTTAACATCAGCAGCTGATAAGGGTATTCAATTTACAGGAAGTGGCACGGCCGCAGTTTATGATTTAACAGCTGCCGGTAAAGCATTGTTAGACGATGCAAATGCCGCCGCGCAATTAGTAACTTTAGGTGTAACAGCAACAGCTGCTGAAATTACAGCATCTATTGATGGTGATACATCCGCAACAGCAACAACACTAGCAGATGCAGACCGTGTCGTAGTTAACGATGGTGGTACAATGAAGCAGGTAGCATTGACAGACTTCGAGACTTATTTTGAAGCAGGTCTTGATACATTGAATGCTGTAACTTCAGCATCTTCACTAGCAACAGTGGGTACAATTGGTACAGGTGTATGGCAGGGTACAGATGTAGGTGTAGCACACGGTGGTACAGGTGCTTCAACCGCAGCTGCCGCGTTGTCTAACTTAGGTGCTGGTACCGAAGATTCACCTCAGTTTACAGGTATTGAATTAGGTCACGCAACTGATACAACAATTACGCGATCTTCTGGTGGTGTATTAGCAGTTGAAGGTAATGTAATTTATCATGCAACTGGTACAGATATCCCTGTTACAGATGGTGGTACAGGTAGTTCAACAGCAGCTGGAGCATTGGTCAACTTAGGCCTAGCCGCAACAGCCGCAGAAATTAACATCATGGATGGTGGTACTTCAGCAACAAGCACAACACTAGCAGACGCTGACCGTTTCGTTGTCAACGACAACGGCACGATGGTTCAAGTAGCAATGACTGATCTTGAAGTATATATGGAAACAAGTCTTGATACATTGAATGCAGTAACTTCAGCATCTGCTCTAGCAACTGTAGGTACTATTACCTCAGGTGTTTGGTCAGGTACAGCAATTGTAGACGCAAAAGTCGACAACGACTTAACTATTAGTGGTGGTTCAGTGGACGCAAGTATTGTTGGTGGTTCAACACCAGCAGCTGGTACATTTACAACACTAACAGCCAACGATCAGTTGGTAGTAGCCGCCGGTGTATCAATCACTGGTGATACAACAGACGAAATTACACTAAATGTTAAAGGTGTAGGTTCACAGACAGCCAACTTAATGACTGTCGAAATTTCCGACGGTACAGATAAATTTCAAATCGCTTCCGACGGTTCAGTAGTAGTAGGTCAGGATCTAACACTAGCTTCTGGCGCAACAGTAAATGCTATCCTAGATCAGGATACCATGAGTGGTGATAGTGCAACTTCACTAGCCACACAACAATCAATCAAAGCATACGTAGATTCAAGCGTTGGTGCATCTGCACTAACAATTGGTGCAGACGCGGGTTCTGATGATACAGTAACAGTTGGCACAGATACACTTAACGTATCTGGTGGTGCTAACATTACAACAACAGTAAGTGATAATGATATTAGCATCGCATTAGATGCAACTATCACAAGTGGTATCACAGCTCTTACAGCTGGTCAGTTGAATGCTGATAATATCCGTATTGACGGAAACGTTATTAGTTCAACAGATACAGATGGTAACATTACACTTACACCAAATGGTACTGGTGACGTTGTTATTTCCGGTGACTTAACAGTTAACGGCACAACAACAACAGTAAACTCCACAGTTGTAACATTGGATGACCCAATTATGCAACTTGGTGGTGACTCTGCTCCTGGCTCAGATGATGACAAGGATAGAGGTGTTGCATTCCGTTGGCATAACGGTTCAGCCGCTAAAAACGGTTGGTTTGGTTATGACGACAGCATAAGTAAATTTACATTTGTCCCTGATGCAACAATTACTTCAGAAGTTATTTCTGGTACAGTTGGTAACGCAATCTTCGGTAATATCGAAGGTACAATTACAACAGCTGCACAAAACAGCATTACTTCGGCAACTGGCATAGCAACTCTTGGTACTATTACAACAGGTGCATGGCAGGGTACAGACGTAGGTGTAGCACATGGTGGTACAGGAAGCTCAACAGCATCCGGTGCACGAACAAACCTAGGTGTGGCAATTGGTTCAGATGTACAAGCATATGATGCACAACTAGCAGACGTTGCTGGTTTGGCTGTAACTGACGGTGGTATGATTGTTGGTGACGGTTCTAACTTTGTACTTGAGACAGGCGCAACACTACGAACATCCTTGGGTGTTGGTACAGGTGATTCACCTCAGTTGACAGCAGTTAATGTTGGTCACGCAAGTGATACAACACTGGCACGCTCATCAGCAGGTGTCTTAGCAGTTGAAGGTAACGTAATTTACCATGCAACTGGTACTGACGTACCTCTAACAGATGGTGGTACTGGTAGTTCAACCGCCGGTGGCGCACGAACAAACTTAGGTGTAGTAATTGGTACAGACGTACAAGCATATGATGCCGAGTTGGCAGCTATTGCAGGACTAACTTCAGCAGCTAATAAAGGTATTCAGTTTACTGGTGACGGAACAGCCGCAGTTTATGATTTAACAGCAGCTGGTAAAGCACTTCTTGATGACGCAAATGCCGCAGCTCAGTTAGTAACACTTGGTGTAACAGCAACAGCCGCTGAAATTACAGCAGCTGTAGATGGTAGCACCTCAGCAACAAGCACAACACTAGCAGATGCAGACCGTGTAGTTGTCAATGACAACGGCACAATGGTCCAAGTAGCATTGACAGACTTCGAAACTTATTTTGAAGCCGGCCTTGATACTTTGAATGCTGTAACAAGTGCAAGTGCATTAGCAACAGTTGGTACAATTACTGGTGGTACATGGGCCGCTACAGACGTAGCAGTAGCACATGGTGGTACAGGTAGTTCAACAGCCGGTGGTGCACGAACCAACCTAGGTGTAGTAATTGGTACAGACGTACAAGCCTATGACGCTGAATTGGCAGCCATTGCTGGTTTAACATCAGCAGCTGACAAAGGTATTCAGTTCACAGGCAGTGGCACAGCCGCAGTATATGACCTAACAGCCGCTGGTAAAGCATTGTTAGACGATGCTAACGCCGCCGCACAATTAGTAACATTGGGTGTAACAGCAACAGCAGCTGAAATTACAGCGTCTATTGATGGTGATACATCTGCAACAGCAACAACGTTGGCAGACGCTGACCGCGTAGTTGTTAACGACGGTGGTACAATGAAACAGGTAGCATTGACTGATTTCGAGACATACTTCGAAGCAGGCCTTGACACCCTAAACGCAGTAACATCTGCAAGTTCATTAGCAACTGTTGGTACAATTGGTACTGGTGTATGGGAAGCTACAGACGTAGCCGTAGCACACGGTGGTACAGGTGCTTCATCCTTAACCGCCAACAGCCTATTAACAGGTAATGGTACAGCTGCTATTCAAGCAGAAGCAAACATTACTTATGATGGCACAACGTTTGGTGTAAATGACGCAGCTACCTTCAACGAAGGTGGTGCCGATAATGACTTCCGTATTGAGTCAGCAAACCAAGCAAATATGTTCGTAGTAGATGCAAGTGTAGACGCAATTGGTTTACTAACAGCAACACCTAACGCAGGTACAGTACTTGACATGAGTGGCTCAACAGAGTCCTTTTTGTTACCTTCTGGTACAACAGCTCAACGTCCTGGTACTCCAGCCGCAGGTATGTTCCGTTATAATTCAACAACAAGTAAGTTTGAGTATTATAATGGTTCTGGTTGGAAGGGAGCCACAACAGAGTTTACAATTGTAAGAAGTGAAACAGCAACTGGTGACGGTTCAACAACAGCATTTACAGGCTTAAATTCAAGCCTAACAACTGCTGGTTGTGTTGTAACTATTAACGGTGTTGTACAACTTCCAACAACAGCATATGCTATTAGTGGTACAACTATTACATTCACACAAGCACCAGCTAACAGTGATAAAATTGAAATTCGTGAGTTTACAACAACGACTTCAGTTAACGCATTAGAAGATGCAGACGGTGATACAAAAATTCAAGTTGAAGAGTCAAGTGACGAAGATATTATTCGCTTCGACACTGGCGGTACAGAGAGAATGACTCTAACTGCCGCAGGTCATCTTGTTCCAACATTGGACGCAACATATGACCTAGGTACCTCATCCCTCAAATGGCGCAATATGTACGGCGTGTCAACATCAGCACAATATGCTGACTTGGCAGAACTGTATGAAAGTGATGCGACATATGAGCCAGGTACTGTTGTTTCCTTTGGCGGTGACGCTGAAGTAACAATGTCTACTGAAACTATGGATTCACGGATTGCTGGTGTAGTAAGTACTAACCCAGCCTACTTGATGAATAGTGATTTAGAAAATGGTGTAGCAATAGCACTAACAGGTCGTGTACCTGTTAAGGTAATGGGCACAATCCGTAAGGGTGATATGCTAGTTGCCGCAGGCGAAGGCTATGCAAAGGCAGAGGCAAATCCAAGAATGGGTTCCGTAATTGGTAAGGCTCTAGAAGACTTCAACGGTACAAATGGTATCATCGAAGTTGTTGTAGGTAGACTATAAGTTAAAAAGTTTACGACAATAAAGTTGTAATTGATGGAGGGGCGAATTCGCCCCTCCATTATCTTTAGAATAAATATTGACAGGAGAATATGATGGTAAACAAATATGTTACTGATTATGATGGTGAATATGTAGTATCCGGTATTGTAGTTAAAAATGGACGTAAACACCAAGATAGATTTTGGATCCCTCGTTCGGTGTCCAATAGTGATCATACAAAAGTAGCATATGTAGTTGGCAATGGCAAATCTCGAATAGAATATTCTGGAGTTGCGATGAAGTTAAGTTTTCTTTCAACAGCAGGAGGCGGCCATTTTGGAAAATATAAAGGACAATGTTATGGTTGTAATAGAATTTACCAAGATTGGAAGCCAGATTTTCTTGTAGTAACTCATCCTGAATTAACAACTGAAATAGTTGAAAGTGGCTATGCTGAAGATAATATTGTATTTGGCAGAGCAAAAAGTGTATTAGACCATCCTGAACATGTATCTCTTATACCACATGATCCACGAATGAATGCTGGCGCCACAGCAACATATATTGCTTGCTTTCACGGACATAAGAAAATTTACTTATATGGATTTGATAATCAACCTGTTGATCAAAAAACAAACAATAATGTATATGCTGGTTCAGAATTTTATGGTCAAGCAGATGAAAATCCAGGTGATGAAGTTTGGATTAATAACATGAAAAGAATATTTGACACATATAATGATGTTGATTTTGTAAGAATAACTGCAGAAGGCATGGAAGAAGAAATGCCTGAAGCATGGAAATGGTGTCGTAATTTCCGCCAATTAAAAGTATGGGATTTTGTAATAGAAGCAGATATTTAAATTGTTTCTACTATAGTTTTAATCTTATCTTTGATTGAATCTAGTTTAAGGGTTGAAAAAACACCAGGATGTAATGGCCCTGGCCACCCTGCCATAGTAACCCAAGCAAACCCACAATGTTCTCCATTTAAAATGGGTATAAATTCCTTATCTATTATTAGTATAAACGTGTGATAAAAGAAGTGCCCATCTTCTGAAGTAAACAGTTCAATAGGAATTGTTTTCTCTATATCGGGCAAGTGTCCTACTTCCTCGAAAATTTCCCTTTTTAAACCATTAATAGTTGTTTCACCATTTTCTACTTTGCCGCCTGCGAAACCCCATCTGTTTTTATATTTTTTATCATTCCTTAATAAAAATAGAAAACGTTTTGTGTCGCGGCAGTAGAAAATACCACCTGCTCCGGTAACTTGCTTCATATTAATAATTATATAAAATTTATTATGGAAGTAGGGAAATAGACCACAAGCCAGTTAAATATTCGCCTTCATAGGATTTAATCCATTCTGCCCCAGTATCAGAACCAGTCCATTTATATTGAATACCAGTTTTTGTATTGGTTACATAATGGATGCCTTTGTTAGCACTAGCATCATATGATACTGACCAATTCGTACCATCATATTGTATAATATCAAATTTACTCGCTTGTATGTCATCAGCAGTAGCATCAGGCCATCCTGCTGGCCCGCCAGTTGTGTTAATTGTTGAACCAAGATCTTCTAATATTAAATAACGTTGTCCATTAACGGCCGCGGGTAAACCATCTCCCGGAGTGTTTTTCAATGGGTTAATAACAGCATTAATGGCGGTTTGTGTATTTGCTGGAATTGTGTCAGAGTCTACTGTAAAGTTAAGTATGGTTTCATCAACTTGATTTATAGATACTGTGCCAACAACTTCTGTGAAATCTGTACCAATATCTTCATTTTGAAATTTAGTTAATAATTTTACTTGACTAATTCCGTCTTTTAGTTCTCCATATTGTGCTATGATTTTCCGCCAGGGAATATCATCACCATATTTTACAGGTAGATGGTCAAAAGTTGAATCTACTTTTGTGTCACCACTAATTGGTTCACTAATTGACAATGCTTTTAATTCTCCATTCAGCAATAATACACCATAGTTTAATGGAGTATAGTATTGTCTACTTCCCATAAGTTTTGTATCATCTAATACGCTACTTGCTAAATCACCAGCACCATCAAATATACCCATAACAACTTTGGAAATAACACCGAGACGTTTGATAATTGCTGGAGGATTAATCCAAATTGGTATCTCAAACGTCATTGTGGCAACGTCTATCATATCTTCTATACCAACTGGAACAGTTCTGTTACTAAATGCAATTTCAGTTAATTCAACATATGATAAACTTGTCCAGTCAACATAATTGTCTGTAGTTTGTATTTCTAAACTTGGATTAAACATATAGAATAATTGTTCTATAATTTGCATTTTTTGTTCAGTATTACTAGTCCATATATCAGCATTAACAGTTAGTCTATATGGACTCGGCATACTGCGTTCAATAGTATAACTATCACCAGGTCCTGCTGTATATGATGCCGTATCTTTATCATAAAAACGTTCCTTAACATGTACTTTGTCTAAATGGCTCGGTGATTGTATCCTGTCTCTGTCAAATGTTACATTTGTTATATAACAAGAGATTTGTGGTACGGTGTTGAGAGCATTTTCACTATTTTTGTGAATAATAGATGCTACCTGGCGAGAAATGTCTCCATATTTTACAGGAACTTGTATTAGAGCAGAGTTGCCAGCAGAATCTTTGCCAGTCTCTACATAAAAATGACTCAGTAGTCTAATAAATTGAGCAAGATACCGACGCATTTGGCCGTCATAATAAAAATCCATTATTTGTCCTCTCTAGCACTTAATATATTTGATAAACTTTGTTTAGAATCAATCTTAGTTCCATCTGATAGTGTAATTGTTGTTTTATTATTAAAATGTTTAGTTTTGTGTGTTGATCTTGTGCTAGTATTTGTAATATCCATACGTATATTATCTTCAACGTGTACCCATTTTTTGCCATTGTAAATGTATAATCTATTAGGACTATAATCTGTTCTCAATATGTATTCACCTTTAGTTGGATTAGCAACAAAACTAGTTAATGCTTTTACTGGTGCTCCGTTTGGTGGAACTCCATCGCCTGCCAAGTAATGTTCTAGTTTTTTCACCGGCCGGCCATAATATGTATCGCCAGTTACTGCGGCCGGTGCCGGTGAGGAAGCATCTGCGTCAACTGTTATTCCAACATCGTCAGTAGATACTAATAGTATTGAACCATCTTCAGCAGCTGGTGCAATCCAAAATCGTGTTGTGTCATAACCACTACGTCCATCTACGATATCTTGTGTAAATGGCGCCATAGCTTCTGCTTGTTTTACAACAGCATCATTTATTTCTAAGTTTTTAGAGTAATCACTTAAAATTTGTTTTAGTGATTCGTCTCCATCACCAGACTCAATGTCACCAAGTATATCTCTATATTCTTGTGCGTCTACTAATGGTATGCATTTTACACGCCATAGATGTGGATACCAAGTTTGACTAAATCCTTCAGCTGCCCGGTTACCATCCTGTATTACATAGTAGCGTTTTAAACTCTCATATACTTTATCGACACTTTCATCTTCTAGTGCATAATCATCTTTTAAGTGCGGCAATTCAATAACATCACCACTTATAAGTTTTCTACCAAGTACTTCAACCATATCAATTAAATGAAAAGTAATGAAGACAGTATCATTTTGTAAAAATAAACCGAATTGACTCAAATCAAAATCTATATCTTGTACATTATAGACTCCTTTCATGAACGTTACGTCTTTTTCATATTTCCGATCACGATTCTCTAAAAATAATAAATCTTGTATATTTGTAATGGAATTATTAGTGTGCATGGGCTGATCAGCTTTTTTCTGATCACCTTGATTGACAGGACCCATATATTTGTGTATATTAATACCAGTGCCGCCAATGACAAATTGCTCACGAATACGATTATCCATGAATTTGAAGTCATTTCCTTTAGTTGGTTTCCACAGTGAAAGTCTTGGCATTTTCTAACTCTTATGTTATAATACTATTTAGCACTATATATATGAGGCAATACTATGGCAAGAAAGAAACAAAAGCGAGTATCTAAAAAGAAAGACGGGTTGTTCTCTGAACCTGTATTTGATGATATTGTTGTAGAAGGTGAATTGATGGATATTGACGCTGATCAACTTCAAAATATCAATATTAGAATTAATAAAGGTTTAAACTTTTACAATTATCATTATACTTCAAAGCATTCCAAGCAACCACTAATACAATGGATGGAATCACAGAAAATAGTAGATAAAGAATCTATTAAAAAAATTAGAGCGGCCAAAGATTGGCAACTAGGTAATACAGTGGGCTCTGTAGCAAGAATGCTAAACAATGGTTGTCCTCCAATGGATAATCTTTTATTGGCTATTAGAAAGAAAATAAAAGAGATATCAGATACTGTTGTGATAGAAGATGAAAAAGAAGAAATTAAACAACTTGCTCCTGCAATATCCATACAGGAACGTATGAAATTAAATCTAGATGATTTTCTTGGCAAGCAAGTAGAAGGTGAGATTGATGATTTCTTTCAAAATAAATTTAAGAGTGATTTTAAGATGTCAAACGCTTTGCTAATTGGTGAGATTACTGGTAAGGCGGCGGCATTAATACCTGCTATATATGCACAAGAAGTCGTAGACTTTAATACCTTGCTCAATCCTGTAGAGAAAGATGATGAATATGAACAATTGGTAGAAGCATATCCGTATAAAAAAGCGGAGATAAAACGTATATTAGAGTTTTATAATATGATTATAGATGATGCAATACATCATTCTAATATACAAAAAGCAAATCGTAAAATCAGAGTTAAAAAAGCACCATCAAAAGAAAAGCAAATTGCTAAATTAAAATACAAAGCAAATGATGACAGATATAAATTAGTATCAATTGATCCTAAAAATATTATAGGTGCTAAAGAGTTGTGGGTGTTTAATATTAAAACACGCAAAATTGGCAAATATGTTTCTACAAATGGATTTAGTGATGGTGAGTTGGGAATTAAAGGAACTAGTATTACTGGATTTGATACTAATACTAGTATGCAGAAAACTTTACGCAAACCTGAAGAGTCACTTAAAGAATTTGCTAGTGCTGGTAAGGTAGTATTGCGTAAATTTTTAAATAATTTAACAACTACAGGTATTAAACTAAATGGGAGAGTTAATAGCGATGTTATATTGCTGAAGGTATTTTAATAAATACATATATGGCAAGTAAAGAATTAACTAAATTAAAAACTGCGATGTTTAACAACGTCAAATTGCGACTTGGTGCTCAAATTATTGATATTGAATTAGATAATGAGCATTTAGAAGTAGGTTTAGAAAATGCTATTAATAAGTATCGTCAATTAAGTTCAAATTCTGTAGAAGAATCTTACGGCTTCCTAAAACTTGAGAAAAATAGACAAGATTATTTTTTAGATAGTAATGTTTTAGAAGTAAGACAGATGTTTCGTAGAACAATTGGTAGCACAACAGGTGGTGGTGCTTCTAATTTTGAACCATTTGAAGCAGGTTACATGAACATGTATATGCTTAAAGCAGGTAATGTTGGTGGTTTAGCAACATATGAAATGTTTAGTGGTTATCAAGAAACTGCCGCTAGAATGTTTGGTGGTTTTCTTAATTATGTATTTGATCCAGTCACAAAAAAATTAACTATTGTACGTAAAATTGATAGTGATGAAGGTGAAGATGTTTTGATGTGGATGTATAACCAAAAGCCAGATGAAAATCTTATACAGCATCATATGACTAAAAAATGGATGGAAGATTATACACTTGCTATGTGTAAACAAATACTTGGTGAATCCCGCTCCAAATTCTCAACTATTGTTGGTCCACAAGGTGGCACTACTATGAATGGTAGTGAATTGAAAGCAGAAGGACAGCAAGAAATAGCAGAGTTGGTATTGCAACTTCATAATTATGAAGATGGTGGTGTACCAATGTCATTTATCATCGGTTAATAAATTTCTTTAATTAAATATTACTATGACTCAGTCTCCATTGAAGTTCTATGTGATTGCGTATGCCAGCGGGCATAAAGGAAATCAATTAGCATATAACTTAATTTCAAAATTTCCAGAACAATTTGAAGTAAAATATTGTAATGAAGATGGACATAAACGTGGAGATTGGGGGCACGATTTTTTAGAACATTATTTTTCAGACATATATTGGACACATGAATCATTGCCTGTTGATAAAAATGTGTATTTTAGTAATGTATTATATCACAAATATGTTGATGAAATTATAAAAGATCTGCGTCGCAGATTGCAAGATAATGATAGATATCCTCATAATAATAAATGGAAGATTGTATTAACTCATGGTAGTTCTATTATACAACTACATGCAATACGTAATCAAATACTAGATGGTCTTGGTGGTACTTTACATCTCAATAGAGAACAACTAGGACATTGTGTGCATATTTCTCAAGTAATGTGTGATGATTTACAACAAAATGCTGAATATTTTCATAGGCATCATGAAAGTAATAATGGTTTTGGTGATTATTTTCATGATTTGCGTAGTTATGCTATTGGCGAGGGTGGTTATATGTTTTTTCGTGATCAAATAGAAGCAACTTTTGAAACAGATACAATTATAGAAACTAAAAATATAAATGACGAATCCTTTTATACTATAGAAAATTTGTTTAAATCACGGCCATATATGACTACTAATATTGTAGAACAATGGACTGAAAATATTACTGTAGAAGAAGACCCATGGATTTATACTAATATAGCATATAAATTACAAACATTGGGATATCTAATACCCCCAGATAGAATTTATAAAAATAAAACAGATTTACTTGCAATCTGTGGTTAATTATGTTATAATAATAAAATGATTATAGGACTTGTTGGATTAAAAGGTTGTGGTAAAGATACCGTAGCAGATTATTTTTTAGCACAACATGATAATTGGATTAAAGGCAGTTTTGCTGATTCCCTTAAAGATACCTGTGCTTGTGTATTTGGTTGGGATAGAGAATTATTAGAAGGTAGCATCCACAAAAGCAGAGAGTGGCGGGAAAAAGTAGATACGTGGTGGGCAGATAGATTAGATAAACCTGGTTTTACACCGCGTGTAGCATTACAACTTGTTGGCACAGATTTGTGGCGTGATCAATTTCATGATGATATTTGGTTATTAAGTTTCGAGAAAAAACTATTAGACATTCAGGAAAATGTTATTATAACTGACTGTCGTTTTCCTAATGAGATAGAGTTAATTAAACGATTAGAAGGTAAAATTGTTAGAGTTAAACGCGGTGAAGATCCACCATGGTGGGATACTGCTGTTGAAGATAATGCGAAACGAGAAAATATTGCACATAATCCTATGATGCCAAGAGTATATCCTGAAGTTCATGCTAGTGAATTTTCGTGGACAGGATGTACTGAAGATTACGTTATAGTTAATAATGGAACTTTAGAAGATTTAGCAGAAGCAGTTAAAAGTCCGGAATTAAGTCGCCTTGTCTCCAACCTTTCCCAGTAATATATAAAATTCTGTGACAATTAGCACACACTGTTTTTAAGTTTTTCCAATCGTTGTTTTTTCTATTTCCATCTTGATGATATACATCTAGTTGTATAGAATGATCTGCGTTGAATCCACATCTTTCGCATTGAATTTTTTTAGTATACCCGCTAGCTTTCCATTCTGTATGGGATGTTGTTTCTAGTTTTTTGTCCTGTCGTATGCACTTATCACATTGAGTTCTATAATGTGCTATACCTTTTTTATAATAATTTACAGCAACAGGTCGCATACCACATTGACAGAGTGGTCTTTCAGCATGTTTCATAATAGTATTTATTTTATGGAACCCTTTTCAATACCCTTTATGAGTGTGTATCGACGCGTATTTTAATGTATTCAAATAAATACTAGTATCAAAATACATCAAATAAAGATGTAGAATTTTAATTAAAATTTTATAGAGGAAAAAATTATGGCTTTAGTATCCCCAGGTGTAGAAGTTTCGGTAACGAATGAGTCAGCGTATGTTACTTCTGATCCAGGCACAGTGCCTTTGATTCTTGTTGCAACATCACAAGATAAAACACAAGGTTCAGGTTCAGGCACAGCGGCAGGAACAACCGCGGCAAACGCAAACAAAGTTCAGTTAATGACTTCACAACGAGAATTAGCCACAACATACGGTACCCCTACTTTTTATAAAAGTACTTCAGGTACCATGTTACATGGCTACGAATTAAACGAGTATGGTTTGCAAGCTGCATATTCATACTTAGGTTTGGCCAACAGAGCATATGTATTACGAGCAAATGTAAATTTGAGTGAATTAGCAGGTTCTGCTTCAACTCCATCAGGCACACCAGTTACAGGAACACACTGGTTAGACCTCACAAGCACAAAATGGGGCATTCATGAATGGAATGCAACAACTCAAGTTTTTACAAATAAGGTACCCAAATTAGTAACATTAGCCACTGAACATAGTGGTGGTGTACCAGTTGCTTCGTTCGGCTCAATTGGTGAGTATGCTGTAGTTACAACGACAACAAGTAACGCAGTATATTACAAAAATAGAAGTAATACATGGAAGTTAGCAGGCGATGGTACGGCAACAACTGCCGCACATTCAGGCGCAACTAAAGATGCTACATGGGCATCTAGTCATCCTACAACTGCAGGCACGGTGGCAAGTCCACCAGCAATGGCATCAGGTGATGCTATTCTTATTAACACAACTGTAATTAGTGTTTCAGCCATGGCTGACGCAGCTGCCGTTGTTGCCGCAATCAACGGAGCAATGGACGGTAGTACAGCAGCTAAAAAAGGTGTTCAAGCCGCTGTAGTTAACAACAAGATTGAAATTTATGCTATTGGCTCATCCGCAAGTA